TCTTGAGTATTCCTAGTTTTCCTCTAGTGGTTATTTATGCTCTAATTTGCTCTAGATATATGCATTATAAACTTGAGTATGACTAGTCTATATCTAATAATGCTAGTCGGACACCCCTATATATTTAAAAAGCCACTACTATCGGCTAAAGTATGCCTAATTAAATCTTGATAAATTTGTTACCCTATATTAAAGACCGCCTCGCACATCTAGATTAATTCTAGATAGTAATAAGATTATAACTATTTAAATATTTGGTATGCTTTAGGCTTGATAATCCTACGCTAGAATTTCTGTTAGGTTTCTGAGGTTTTTTAAAGGGGTAGGTAAGGGACACTACCCTACCCTCTCTCCTATATATATACGGCTGCTAATGATTTTCTGATTATAACCTTATATAGACTAGTATAGTCTGCTGTACATTATACACCATTAGATATAAACTAGTATTACTTTGCTGTATATAATATACCCCCGGCCATAGGGGCCTAATTACTATTATATCCCTATACAGCAATCTGTCAAGTAAAATCGTATTTTTTATATTTTTTTTTATTTTTTCCTTGACAACATTCAAATTATGGATATAATATATATAAGTGAGACTAGTAATAAACTAGCTCAATAAAAGGGGATATTGGGAACTAGTGGCAGTTCGTAAGACCTATCCTTATTCTTAGGCGGTTCCCATTTTTTTATTATGACAAACGAAGAAACCAAAAAATTATTAGATGAATACAAAAAAGACCCAGTAACCTTTAGATTAAAATATGGTTCTAGGGCTGAGTCGGATTTATTGGAAACAGCACACAAAAAAGGTATGACAAAAGAAGTTCAAAAGAAAACAGCGAAATATGGGGGCAAAATGAATAAGAAAAAATATGCGTATAAGGGTAGGGTAATACCTGATAAAGGTATGACTAAGGATGATTTATATAATAAATGGATATCTAGAGCACAGGATAGTCATCAAGCAGATTTATATAAAAAAGCATATAGATTAGCAGAAATAGAAAATAGAGAATCTGGAGGTAAAGCTATATCAGATATGGATTTTGAACACGCACTTAATAGAGTTAATTCTATGTTAGCCGAAAATACAGGTTATACAAGATATAAAAGTTTAGTTGACAAGTATATGACAAGAGGAAGAGGAACTGGAAGTCCTCATACAGAAATGCAACAAGGCGGAATGGCAGATATGTCAGCAGCACCGATGATGCAACCAAGAAAGAAAAAAAAGAAACAATCTGGATTTAGAACTAAATACTCTAAAGGTGGCGGTGTTCGTTCAGCTAAATATAAGATATAATTATGGGAGATAAAAAATTAAACAAAGAAATAAAGAAAATTATAAATGTTTTAAGAGCAGAAAAACGTGGTGAACGAAGTAGAAAACAAATAGAAGATATATTAGGAGGTAAAATTCCTGATATACAATGGAAAACAGCTATTAAAGAAGTTAAAGAAGGAGCAATTGGGTATGCACAAAATCCTATTGCTACTGCTAAAGGTTTTTATGAAGGAATTACAGGAAAAACAAAAAAGAAAGAAAATAAAAAAGGTGGTTCTGTATCAAAATACAGCAAAGGTGGCGGTGTTCGTTCAGCTAAATATAAGATATAGGGGATTAAAATGAGAAATAAATTAACAGGTATGAAAAATTTAGATAGAGATTTACAAGAAAAAAGTGCAAAGGAATATAGAGAACGACTTGGAGAGATAACTCCAATGGATGAACTTCTTAAAAGAAAAAAAGATAAAGAATTAGATAAAAAATTAGATAAAAAATTAAAAGAACTTGGTTTAGATAAAAGTTCAAAAAGGCCAACAACAGTACAAGAAGCATTAGCGATGGGATGGAAACAAGAGCCTCATATGTTAACGTCTAACCCTCCTATATATTTTTTTACAAAAGATGGTAAAACTATTCGTATTAGAGGAGAACAACGTCAAAACGTAAGACCTCTTAATATAAATAAAAAAGGCGGTTCTGTAAAAAAATCCAAATACTCTAAAGGTGGCGGTGTTCGTTCAGCTAAATATAAACTGTAGTGCCTTTTAAATCAGAAAAACAAAAAAAGTTTCTTTTTGCTAATAAACCAGAAGTGGCAAAAAAATGGTCAAAAAAATATTCATCTGGTAAAACAGTAAAATTAAATAAACATAAGGGGAAAAGTAAACGATGAAAAAAACTAAAATAAAAACTAGCTATAAAACAGGAGAAAGAGTTAAACCTAGTAGTAAAAAACCTACAACATTTAGCTTTCCAGAATTAGATAAATTAATGGCTAAAAAGAAAAAGATTGAAGAAGAAATTAAAATAGTAAGAAGAAAAAGATTTATTAGAGGAAGACCAAGTACAGTTACTAGGGGTGGTGGTCAATACGTTAAAAAAGGTGGCAAAGTATAGTGCCAATCTGTACTACTTGTAATCACGAATGTCATTGCTCCAATGGAGGCTCTTGCTGTGGTGGGCAATGTGAATGTAAATGTTGTGAACATAATGACAAAGAGTAAATTAAATATATTAGGCTTTCCTAAAGACGACCCTTATGGCTTAGTGGAAGCTTGGTGGAAAATATTTACTAAACCGGAAACAGCGAAAAAAAATGAATCAAATACTCCCAAACCGAAAAAAAGAATTAACCGAAAAACAAGAAAAATTTCTAGACGTTCTCTTTAACAACGGAGGACAGGTTATGTCTGCTATTGAAGAAGCAGGATACAGCCCAGATTCTAGAGGGTGGTTAATGAAATCTGTTAAGGATGAGATTATTGAAAGAGCTAAAACACAATTAGCAGGTTCTTCTGTAAAAGCGATAACTCGATTAGCAGAAGGTTTAGATGCGGATGGAACGATACCATCTGGACAAATGGATGTTAGAATGAAAGCTGCTTCTGAAATATTAGATAGAGCAGGTATTAGTAAACGTCAAGAAGTTAATGTAAATGGGCAGGTTTTACACGGAGTTGTAATGTTACCTGCTAAAGATAAGGTTAAAACTATAGATGGCTAAATTCGGACAATACGAAAGTTTATTAAAAAAACTGTTAAAAAATAAATCATCATTAACAGCACAAAAAGCTAATGGTAGAAATAAATATCAAGTAAGAATTAATGATTTAAAAAAACAGATGAAGGCTCAAGGATTGAAGTTTAGTCAATTATTAAAAGATGTTAAAGGACAAGAAAAGGAAGGATTGTGGAGTAGGACAGCTAAAAAGAAAGCAGTAACTAGTAAAGCAAGACCACATTCTCAAGCAAGTTTAAGTTTTAATCCAAATAAAAGAGTATTTAAAACTCGTAAAGAATATAACGAGTGGAAAAAACAAAAAAATTTATATAATAGATAAAATGAATGACAAGAACGTACAATTTCAGCATTGCACAAAAAGCAAGGATAGAAGCTAGACGTAAATTACGTGAAAAGCAAAAGAAAGCTGATAAATTAGCAAAGAAATTAGCTAATGAACGTCAAAAAACAAAAGAGTTAAAAGAAAATTTAAAAAAAGTTGATGCAATCAACAAAAAAGGCGGTGCTATAACAGATGATATACTGGATAAAGTACCAAAATCAGTTAGAAAGTCAGTAGAAGACCAAGCTGAAGTAGTTTTTATGCCTAATGAAGGCCCACAAACTAAATTTTTAGCTTCTCCAGAGAAAGAAGTATTGTATGGAGGTGCTGCAGGTGGTGGAAAGTCATTTGCACTACTAGTTGACTTACTTAGATATTGCCATAATCCAAATCATAGGGCATTATTACTAAGAAGAACACTAGCTGAACTAACAGAATTAATAGATAGTAGTCGAAAACTCTATGCGAAAGCATTTCCGGGTGCTATTTTTAAAGAATCAAAGAGTACTTGGGTTTTTCCATCAGGTGCAACAGCATTATTCTCATATGTTGATAAAGATTCTGATGTAACAAGATATCAAGGACAAGCATTTACTTGGATTGGTATTGATGAGTTGGGACATTATCCTACTCCGTATGTTTGGAACTATTTACGTTCACGTTTACGTAGTACAGATAAAAGTATTGATACATATATGAGAGCTTCTTCTAACCCCGGTGGTGTAGGAGGATGGTGGATAAAGAAAATGTTTGTAGACCCAGTATTGCCGGGTGACCCATTTTATGCTACAGACATAGATACAGGTGATATTTTAAGATTTGGAAAATACCACGAAAAGGCAGGTGAACCATTATTTCAAAGAAAGTTCATACCTGCACGATTGACTGATAATCCATATCTAGCTGAATCAGGTGAATATGAAGCAATGCTTTCATCATTACCTGAAGTAGAAAGAAAGAGATTATTAGATGGTGATTGGGATGTTGCCGAAGGTGCAGCATTTCCAGAGTTCAATAAAATAATACACGTTATTGAACCATATGAATTACCCAATAATTGGATAAGAATACGTTCTGCTGATTATGGTTATTCATCGCCAAGCTGTGTTCTTTGGGGTGCAGTTGATTGGGATGGTAATATTATCATATACAGAGAATTGTATCAGAGTGGACTTACGGGTGAACAACTTGCAAATAGGATAAATGACTTAGAGGTTTATGACCCACCAATGCACACTTCTGTACTCGATGCCAGTTGTTGGAGTAAATCAGGTATAGGCCCTAGTATTGCTGATAGTATTATTAGGGCAGGAATACGATTTGTACCATCAAACAGAGATAGAATTGGTGGTAAAGTAGAATTGCATAGACGATTGTCTTTACAAGAAAAAACAGGTGAACCACAATTAAAAATTTTTTCTAATTGTATAAACTTGATAAGAACATTACCAACAATACCTTATGCAAAAAATAATGCGGAAGATGTTGATACAAAAACAGATGACCACGCATATGATGCATTACGTTATATGGTAATGACAAGACAGACAGGTGAACGTCAAAAAGCAAGATATAGAATAAATAAATTAAAAGCAGAAACATATGAACCAGTAGATAGGATTTTTGGATATTAATTATGAATGAAGAAGAAAAAAAAGCTCTTAAATTATTAAAAGATAAAGCAAGGGATGCAGCTATGGGAATAGCTGAAGAAACTGAAGTATATCAAAATGCAGAAAATATCATAAGAAAAAATCCAATTTTAGCAGCTACGGTTAAATCTATTGTTGATAAAGAAATTGGTGCGGAGTTTGATATTGGTGAAAATAAAACACTTGGATTTATGTATAAACCAGAAGAAAAACAAGCTAAATTAGGTTTTAAAATGACTTTTGAAGATGGTGGATTTATAAATAAATATGCACCGGGTGATACTGTTCTTCCTGATGAATTAAAAAAATTAACAGTTTGGGATTCAATGAATGACCGTATTGCTAGATTAACAGATGAATATAAAGCAGGACAGATAGGAAAAACAACATTATCTGAAGCACAATTAACCAAAGCACGATTATTTGGATTAAAACATAATAATGTACAATATACTAATATTATGGAATTAACTTTTGGAAAAAATTCAAAAGAAGTTTTATTAGTAGATTTTAATACTCCAACTGGACAAAAAAATTTATATAAAACAGCTTTAGAACAAGGAGCAGGTAATGGTAAACCTTGGTTTAAAGGATATCCGGGAGCAGCAGCTCATTTTAAAAAAAATGTTTCTAGTGTAATTGGAGACCAAAAATTAGGTTATAATGCGGCAGCAGCAATTAAAGATTCTGATATTATGATTTCACAAGGTAAAAAAATAGGGGCCGGGAGTAGAGGGCCTGTTTTAACAGAAGATATATATCAAAAAGTTGTTAAATCAATTGAAAATATAAAAGACCCCGGTACAAAAAATTTAGCAAAGTTAATGCTAACAACAGGTATTAGGCGAGATGATTTAGTACGATTAACTGCAGCCGATATTAATTTAGAAGCTAAAACTATAACACCTACTTCATTTAAAGGTGCTCCATCACGAACTATACCACTTTCGGATACGGCAGTTTCAATATTGCGAAATCAGATGAATTTAAATCGATATGAACAAATTTTTTATAAAGCTGGGATTAACAATTTAGGTGACCATTATGGAAAAAAAATTAATACAGCATTTAATAATATAAAAATTGAAGATAATGTACAAAAAATATTTAGAAAATTTACATTAGAAGATTTACGAAGAAGTTTTATGTCTAGGGCAGATGCATTAGGAGTCCCAGAAGAAGTTATTGATAGATTAGTAGGTCATACGACAAAAGGTACTAAAAGAAAATATACAAAAGGAAAAACAACTACTGCATTAGGATTGGATGAAAGTATTTTAAAACACGTTAATAATTTAGAAAAAGATTTATATGGACAATTAAAACTTACATCACAGGAAGCTATTAATACATTTTCTGGTGGACAACGAGCAGCAGTTACAACATTAGGTCAACAAGTTGAAGAAATAACACAACCTAAAATACAACCTCAACCTGTTATAGAAGAACGTATTCCTGTTAAAACAGAAAAACCTATTGTTCAAGAACGAATTGCTATACCTGAAGAAGTAGAACAAAAATCAACAAAAGCTTTAAATGGTGAAGAAATTGTACCACGAAATAAAAAAGGAAATTCTGAAAGAATTAAATTAGCATTAGAAAAAGCAGGTAAAACTGGTAAGTATTCTGCGTTAATGATTGCATTAACCAAAATAGGTAAAGCTGCAACAGTTTTAGCTCCAGTTGAACCACTACAAGTTGCAAATCAATTATTAGGTGGAGAAGAGGGATTATATAAAGGTAAATTATTTGGAGTATTTGAACCAACAATTTCAAAAGATGTCCAATCTACACAAGAATTTTTAGGAATGGACAAACAACAAGATAAACAAATAGAAATGCCAGAAGAAATGGAACAATTTGACCGTCAAAGTAGATTATAAAATACCTAAATCTATAAAAATTGGATACAGAAATTATAAATTAGAGGAATGGAAACAGACCGTTGCAACAGCAAATGAAGCACACGGTCAGTTTTTTGCTAAAGAAGGAATTATCGGTTATGCAACTGATGAACAAGGAGTTTCTCACGCAAACACATTATTGCACGAAATTTTACACGCAATAATATATCAATGGAATATTGACTTGGGAGAGAAAACAGAGGAGCATTTAGTTAATGGTTTAACTAATGGTCTAACAACAATATTTGTAGATAATCCTCAATTACTGGATTATTTAAAAACTAAAATAAAGGAGGGCTAAATGCCACAACCAATAATGACCAAATATAAACAGGGTGACCTTGGTAAGCCCTATCCGAAAAAAAAGGATAAAATGAAAAATATGAATTTATCAGCACACGGTGGAGAAGCCGATGTTGATATTGCGACTAAAGATTATCCAACCAAGAAAAACGACCACGTGCAATCTTCTTTTTGGAAGAAAGCAAATGAAAAAGATTATTAGGAGGAAATAATGCCACAACCAATTATGAAAAAATATTCGCAAGGAGAACTTGGCGATACTTATTCAAAAAAAGCTAACGCAAAACCAGAAGCCTTTGCTTCAAAGAAATTTAAACAAGGTGAACTAGGTGGAGAAGGCGGCTCAATAGGTAAAAAGAATAAGGGTCAAGGTCTTAAAGCTATGGGTGCTGACGATAAAAGTTTATCAAAATCATTTTAATAAAGGAAAATAATGGCTGTCGATAAAACAGATGAAGCCAGAGAGATAGATAATGCCGAGAATGTTCCCGGCTTAGTTGCTCACGTTAAAAAGAAATTTACATCGGCTGAAGATGGAAAGAATGAAGATGAACAACGATGGTTAAAAGCATATAAAAACTATCGTGGTATTTTTGATAGTACAACACAATTTCGTTCTTCTGAAAAATCTAAAGTATTTGTAAAAATAACAAAAGTAAAAGTTCTGTCTGCTTATGGACAAATTGCAGATATATTATTTGCTAATAGCAAATTTCCATTATCTGTAGAAGCTACTCCTGTGCCAGAAGGTGTGGCAGAATTTGCACATTTGCAAACTCCTCAATCTCCACCAACAGACCCTTATGGATTTGAAGGTGATGGTAGAACATTAGAACCCGGTGCAATGGAAGCTACGACACCAAACGATTTTTTAGGTGGTTTAGCAGGTAAATTTGCCGGTGCAAATCTTCAAGAAGGTGCAGCTAAAATGGGTGAACCTCAAATTAGTCCTGCACAAGAAACTGCTCGTAAAATGGAAAAGATGATACACGACCAGTTATTAGATACCTCTGCTGTTAATGTATTAAGGCATTCTATATTTGAATGTGCATTATTAGGAACTGGAATTGTTAAAGGGCCATTTAATTATAAAAAAACTGTTCATCAATGGAATGGAATAGGTGAAGAAAAAGAATATAATCCTTTTAATAAAGAAGTACCAAGAATTGAAGCAGTTAGTTGTTGGGATTTTTTTCCAGACCCTTCAGCAACAAATATAGAAGATTGTGAATATGTAATACAAAGGCATAGATTAAATCGAGAACAATTAAAAGATTTAATGAATAGACCTTATTTTGATAAAAATGCTATTTTAAAAGCTTTAGATATTGGGCCAAACTACGAAGAAAAATATTATGAACAAACTATTCACGGAGTTAATGACCCAACTTATGTAGATAATAGATACGAAGTTTATGAATACTGGGGTAATTGTGATGCCTCATTATGTGAAGAAATTGGAATGTCAATTCCACAAGGAATGACAGATTTAAAATCTGTACAAGTTAATGTATGGGTTTGTGGTAATGAAGTTATTAGAGCAGTAATGAATCCATTTACACCTGCTCGTATACCATATCAAGCATTTCCTTATGAATTAAATCCATATCAATTTTTTGGCATTGGAGTTGCTGAAAATATGGAAGATGCTCAATTATTAATGAATGGTCATATTCGAATGGCAATTGATAATTTAGCACTTGCAGGAAATTTAGTATTTGATATTGATGAAACTCAATTAGTTCCCGGACAAAGTATGGATATATTTCCGGGTAAAATATTTAGAAGACAATCTGGAGTTACAGGAACTGCAGTAAATGGAATTAAGTTTCCAAATACAGCAGGAGAAAATGTTCAGATGTATGATAAAGCTAGACAATTAGCTGATGAAGAAACAGGAATACCTTCTGTAGTCCACGGACAAACAGGAGTTACAGGAACTGGTAGAACAGCAGCAGGATTATCTATGATTATGTCTTCAGCAGGATTATCCATAAAAACTGTAATCAAAAATATAGATGATTATCTGTTAAAACCTTTAGGTGAATCATTCTTTCAATGGAATATGCAATTTGGAAATTCACCAAATATAATTGGTGATTTAGAAATTAAACCTAAAGGAACTTCAGCAGTAATGCAAAAAGAAGTTAGAACGCAAAGATTAACTACTTTATTGCAAACAGTGAGTAACCCAATGTTAGCTCCATTTGTAAAAATTCCAAATTTAATGAGAGAATTGGCAATAGCACAAGATATTGACCCAGAAAGTTTGGTAAATGATATGAGTGAAGCGGCAATCTTTGCAGATATGTTAAGAGGATTAGCAAATGTTCAAGGCACAGGCCCAGAAGCTCAACCCACTGGTGAACAGCCCGGAGGCTTGGGAGGCACTGCAGGAGCACCTGCAGGAGCAAATCAATCAAACGTATCAGGCCTTGGGAACGGCCAAATCGGAGTCGGAAATGTACCGGTTGCAGGGGAAACTGGCTTCACTGGTACACCTCAAGAACCTGAAGGAATCAGTTAGACACGCATCAGATATAGGAGATAAAGAATAATGCCCGGACACTATGATACAACTGACCCATATTCAGTTTCAAGTACAAAAAGTAATCAAAATTATGGTTCTGCTTCTAAATCAGGAATGCAGAGTAAACAAGGTTATGGTTCTGGTTCTAAATCAGGAATGCAGAGTAAACAAACTAATCCATCTGGGTCTAAATCAGGACTGCAAGGTAAACAATCTTCGTGGAATAGTGGATATGATAAAACAAATCAAGTAAGTCCAAATCATCCTAGTGGAAATTATCAAGATAATAAAACTAAGCCCCATATGACTTATAATAGTCATAGTAATTCAGATAAAAATGCTGGTTTTATAAATAAAGATTCAAATGATGATAAAAATACTAATGATGATAGTTATAAAAATCCACACGAAGAGACTCGTCAAGCAGGTTTAGATTATATTACATCAACAACAGGTGAAACAGAATTAGAATATTGGAAAACTAGAAACGAAATTAGTAATTATAATAAAGAACATAATTTTGGTGACGCAACAATAGATTTAGATAATTGGGAAATTAGAAAATTATGGAATGACGTAAAAGATGAATTAGGAGATGAAGCTATAACTAAAAAATCTATGATAAAAGTTTTGAATAAATTCGCAGATGAAGGTAGAAAAACTTTTGGAACAGGATTAAGAGGAGATGCACGATGGAAAGGTTATATTGGAACGGGGGATGATTACTCAGATAAATTAAGAATTATGACAGGTAATTATGACCCTAATAGTGCTATTGGTAAATATCAACGAGCATTAATTAATGCAAATAAACCATTACGTGGAACAACAGGTGATAAAATATTTGGTGCTCTGCTATCAATAATTGGAGGGCCTGTTGGAACTGCTTTTACTGCAGGAAAAATGATATATGATAGTATAATGCCTGAAAAACAAGATTTACCATCAGATGGAATATTTGTATTAGAAATGGATGGTGATTATATAAATATTAATGAAGAAACAAGTGAATACTTTAGTGATTTTGATATGCGTACTTTAGATAAAACATACAAGGAACAATTACACGATAAAGATAATCCCCGTGAAAATAATTATTTAAATACAAATACAAATACTAATATAAATATTGATAGTCCGAGTTCACAGTATGGACTTTGGATTGGTAGAGATGAATCATTAATGTATACAACAGATTTTATAGATTCAGATGGTGATGGAATTGATGATAGGTGGCAAACAGGGCCGGGTCAACCAAGTCAACAGCCAACTATAAATGAAACAGAAACACCAACACAAGAAACTTTAAATAATGCTTATCCTTGGTGGCCTTGGGATGTTTTTATAGAAGATAATACAGAGGAAGTATAAAATAATGGCAGGATTTATGAGACAACCAAAAATTATTAATGACCCAAATGCGGCTCCTGCTGCAATGAGGGCAGATGATGTAGATTTACAAGCACAAGAAGGTGATTTTATAGTAGGATATCCTGCAATGCAACAAAATGGCCCTAGAGTTAGAAGTTTAGTTGAACAAGCTATGTTAAGAGCAAAAGATGCAGGTGTTAAAACTAAAGGATATAAACACGGAGATAAAGTAGATATACTTGTACATAATGGTGAAATGCAAATACCAAATCAATTAGTTAAATATATTGATGGTGGCTATGCTGAATTAAAAAAATTAAATAAACCTTCTAAGTATGATGCGGGTGATGTAGTAATGCCCAGTAATTTAAGTGGTAAAACTATTAGCGATGCAGATATGGAAGCAATGTCTGGTGGTCTAGGTGGTAAAAATATTAGTGATACAGATATAAATCGCCCAAAAGAAAAAATATATAGTCATATGAATAAGTTATTAGATGCTTCTTATCAATCATCTGTACCTATGCCAAATAAAGGTGCAGTTGTTTTTAAAGGAGAAATAAAAAATAAAGGACAATATTTATGGAATAAAGCTGATAGGGCTATAAAAGAAATTTTTAATAGTAAAGCTGTAATCCAAAAACCTAATTGGGCTAATAATTTATTAGCAAAAGAAGCTATGACTAATTTGAAAAAAGGAATTGAAAATGGTGTTTATCCTAATTTTAAATCTGATTTATTAGAAAATAAACGATTTTTAGTTAATGTGGCAAAAACAACAGAAATGAATCATTTAATGGATAAAGCACATTGGAAAAAAACAGGTGAACGATTAGACACACAATTTTTTATAACACCAAAAGGTTTAAGAGTCCGTTATGAAAAAGGAACAGGTGCTTTATTTAACAGTAACGAAGATGAAAAACGTAATTATATTCACGATAAGGAAATGGAACTTGATTATAAATTTGATGATAATTATAATAGTGATTCTAATTGGCATCATAGAGATGGAAAAAGAATTTTAGCAAAGTATAATATAAAAGATTCTGGAATTAATAGTATGGGTGGTACTGGCTATTCAGGAGAAAATCACAAAATAAAATTTAATAAAGAATATAATATGTTATTTGATTATTTAAAAAGTCCAGATATTGAAGGATTTAAATCAAATATTTATGATGATGGAGGCAAATCAGCTATTGGTCACGGTCATAGATTAACAAAATATGAAATACAACAACATAATTTAAATAAAGAATTTACAGATGGAATAGATACTACAAAAGCAGCAGATTTATTAGCAAAAGATATTATGGAAGCTGAAAAAAATGTAAGAGTAGTATATAATAATTTTATAAAAAAAGAAGGATTTACTGGAAATGCTGCTAAGGCATTTAAAGATTTAGATGCAAATAGACGAATGATATTAATTGAAATGGCTTTTAATATGGGAGCATCAAAAATTGACCCATATAATAAAGAAACAGGATTTCCAAGATTTTTTAAAGCATTAGCACATAATGATTATGAAGGAATGTCTGCTATTAATCCTGACTCAGGCAAACCAGAATATCACAGAAAAGGTGTTAAAAATAACAGAAATGAAAGATTTTTTAAGTTATTTATTGACCGACAAAAAGGTAACATTAATATTAATGAGCCTTTTATGGTTACAGAATAATTTTAAAATAGGCGACCTGTGTATTAGACACAGCCCCAAAACACAACCGTAGCTACCCTTATTATAAGGCACTACAAGGAGGAAAAATGGTAGATGAAGCTAAACAAACGCAAGAGTTTGAGCCTACCCCATATAAGCATTCTAATCGACAAGAATTAGATGAAACAAATGAAATTAAAAAAGTTGAAACAAAGGACACCGAAGAGGCTACTCCTAAACAGACAACTAATTTTTTGGATTCAGAAAAGCAGACAAAACAACAAGAACACGATTTTAAAAAAAGGTATGATGATTTAAAATCTCATTATGACCGAAAAGTAAATGAGTGGAAAGAGAAGGAAAAAACTCTTACAGCAAAACCTAAGTATACAGCACCTAAAAGTGCTGAAGAATTGGTAGAGTTTAAAGAGCAATATCCTGATATTTATGATGTTGTTGAGTCAATTTCTCATTTACAAGCTGATAGACGAGTAGAAGATATTGAAAGTCGTTTAGGTGATTTAAGAGAACAAGAAGTAGAATTGACAAAGCAAAATGCTTTTAAAGAACTTTCAACTATACATCCTGATTTTTCGGAATTAAAAGAAAGTGATAATTTTACTAAATGGCTTAATGAACAACCAGAAAGTATTTCAGATGGTATTTACAAAAATAATACTAATGCAAAATGGGCCGCAAGAATAATTGATTTGTATAAAGCCGACCACAATCTACAAACAAAGCAAACGACTAAACCTAATGCTGCTGAAGCTGTAACTAGAACTCA